CAAGACAAGCAATTAGATGTTGGTGCTTTTCATCCTGACATTGCACATGATATACAGAATTATTTGAGGTTTTGTTTACAGGAGTATATTTCGTGGTATCCATATCTTAATGGTTGGAATTTTCATAGCAGTGGATGTCTGTTGCAAAAAACTGAACCGACAGAGGGATATCATACTTTTCATGCTGAAAACTGTGAACAAACTTGTGCATCAAGAACTTTAGTGTGGTCAATATATTTTAATGATGTTGATGAGGGTGGTGAGACAGAGTTTTTGTATCAAAAACAAAAGATTAAACCAAAAGAGGGTAGAATAGTTATATTTCCTGGTTCATTTACACACTTACATCGTGGCAATCCACCAATGTCTACGAAATATATCGCTACTGGTTGGTTGTCAACAGGTAATCCACTCTCAAGCAATCTATTACTGGCAGGAAATCCATGAGCACTAGGTATTATGCATCTTACTTTCCAGAAGCAGAGGAGATAAATCCATTTCTTTTTCAAGATGCAAAAGACTGGAAGACTGGTAGTGTAGAAAGACTAAAAAATGGTCATAGAGATGAATATCCATGGAGATATTATACAAAACGCAGAGATGTAAAACAAATTGATTCTTTATTAACATGGATAGAAAGTTTAATACCACAAATATCATATGATTTTTCTGTTAGATCTCTTCCAGATGCAGCAAAGGAAGCATACTTAGAAAAGTCAAGAGATTGGACAAAAGATAAGGCAGACTTTCCTTGGGGTGGAGGTGGAGAATGTGGATTTGACCCATGTGGATTTGAAATATTTGATGCATGGCCTATGTTCTACCTAAAAGGAGAGGGTGTTATAGAACATAATCACTTCCCATATCCATTAGCATTTGTGTATTATGTAAATACACCAGAGGGATGCTCATCTGTTATACTAGATGGAGAAGAACTTGCACCAGAAGCGGGACAATGTTTATTCTTTGAAGGACATATATTTCATAGAGTTCCCGCAGCACCTGTAGATGACCGTTGTGTCATATCGGGTCTAATTTCATACACTAATCATCGCTATGAGTGACATTCATTTTAAGAAACACCGAGTGTTTCGTGAGACAGAAGATGTAATCTTCTATGATATATCAGTTGACGAATCAAATGCAGCAGATCTAGTAGTTCATACTGGTGCTGCTATATCACCTCCTAATGATGCAGTAGGAGCAAAACAATTTTACATACATGAGTTCCAAGATGACTACAATCGTGTGGTATCAGGAGAGAGAACATTTGAGTTAGTTAACAATACTTGGAAATATCCTTATCATATAGTAAAACTAGATGTGCACAGCGGTGCACTTATTATCCCTGCAAAAACTTGGCACAGATCTGTGTCTGGAGAAGAGGGATCTATAGTAATTAATCAAGCAAAAAGATACAAAGGATTCAATCCATCGGAAGAATTTAAACCTGTATCTTGTGCAGAGAATAGTTTATTATATAAAATACTACTACATGAGAAACCTGTTATTCATCGTCTTGGAGAGTGAATACCCTTGCAATACATTATGGTGCACACGATGCTAGTGCATGCATTTATAGTAATAAGATAGAGTATTATTTTTTAGAGGAAAGATATAGTCGTAAAAAACATGATCGCAACTTGTTACATGTATATAAAAACTTAGTAGCATCAGGGCAAAAAATAGATCGTATTGTTATATCAAACTTTGGTAAGAAAACTATCACAGTAGATAAGGATTTTAAATTATTACGAGCGTATCTTAATCACCACAAAAAATTACATGGATTTAAACCAGAGATAATAAATGATAGCAGACATCATCTGTTTCATGCAGCAGGAGCATATTATAATAGTGGATATAAAGATGCATTGGTAGTTGTTGTTGATGGTATAGGAGAATATAAAGATGGGAAGTATGAAATGGAGACAATATATGCAGTAAGAAATGGTAAATTTGAAGAAATTTATAAAAATAAAAGTTGCGAGAAAAGTGGGATTGGTTTAGGAATTTTATATGCCAGTGCTGCTATGCACATGGGAGAAAATTGGTCAGATTCTGGTAAAGCAATGGGTCTATCAGCATATGGGACAGCAGAACAGTCTTATGTTTTTGATGATTTTTATATAGATGACTCTATTGTACATATGAATTTATTTGTATCAAAAGGTAACGGTCCTAGTGGAGACGCATCACCAGAACTTGTAGATAAAAGTAAGTCTGCAAAGAATTTTTGTAGAGAGGTGCAGATAGATACTCAAAATGTAGTTCTTAGGTTGGTAGAAAAATATCTTGAGCAAACAAAAATAAATAATGTATGTATGAGTGGCGGTTATGCCATGAATATAATAACAAACAGTCTGTTAGTAGAAAAATTTCCAGAGGTTAATTTTTATTTTGAACCTATGGCAACAGACGGAGGTATATCTGTAGGTGCAGCTGCATTACATTCTATAGATCATACACCATTAACACATACTTTTTTTCACGGACGGAAATATGACTTATCAGAAATCACAGGGAGACCAGTCAGCACGAAAGAAGTTGCTAGACTCATTAAAGAACAAAAAAGCATTGGGATATATCATGGATACGCTGAAGCAGGACAAAGATCACTTGGGAACAGGTCAATAGTATACACTGCATTTGATCCAGACGGAAAAGATGTAGTAAACAAAATAAAAAAACGAGAATGGTATAGACCATTTGCAGCATCTGTCTTAGAAGAGGATGCTCATTTATTTTTTGACATTGATAAACCTAGTCCATTTATGACTCAATGTTATAGAGTCAAAAAGAATGTAAACATACCCTCTGTAACCCATATAGATAATACTTGCAGGGTTCAGACTGTAAATAGTGGACATTTGTATCAACTGTTACTAGAGTTGCGAAACCTGACAGGAAATGGTATAATATTGAATACCAGTTTAAACTTATCTGGTGAACCATTGGTAGAAACACCGCAACAAGCGGTTGACATACTGGCAAATAGTGAGTTAGACTATGTTTGGTTACCAGAAACTATGCAATTAATTTCATGACTATAGATTTTGATAAGTACAGTGTATTCGTGGATGCTGTCACATCCGATTCCAGTAAAGATTTTGTCTATCTTGCTGATCGTTTGGTTGAACTTGACAGAAAGGGTGCCAATATTGAACGCCTTACCACTGCTGCTGTTGGCATGTCTGCTGAGTCTGGTGAGTTTCTTGAGATCATTAAGAAGATGGTATTTCAAGGTAAACCTTGGACAGACGACAATCGAAAGCATCTTATTATTGAGTTGGGCGATGTTATGTGGTATGTAGCACAAGCATGCATGGCACTAGATATATCATTTGATGAGGTAATTGAAGGCAACATCAAAAAACTAGAGAAAAGATATCCTGGCGGTAGTTTTGACATCCATGACTCCGAAAACCGTGCAGCAGACGATCTCTAATTTTCATCAAGCATTTCCCTTAATCATATATGAGAAGGGAATCAAAGGATTTTTACCATCACTATACAAAAGTTTTGAAGATGGTAAGTTTGATAACTCAACAGGTAGAATAACAGGAGAACTTAATGGTAAAGTTCTGATACATCAGGACACCAGACTTATACCTTTCTTTAGAGAGATTAAGAAATCTGTTATTGAGTATTTACAGCATTTTGACGTAGACAAAAAAGAATTTCAAATTAATTTTGTCAAGACTTGGTTTACTATATGTGATCCTGGTCAAACAGTTCCGATGCACTACCATTCATGTTCACATATATCATATGTGTATTACATTCAAACACCTGGCGATCCAATAATTTTTCATAAGAGAAATCCTAATGAATGGTTTGGAGATGCTTTTAGGTTTTCATCAGAAAATAAATTTAGCAACACATCAACTTATGGAATCACTCCTAAAGCAGAGCATATTGTTATGTTTCCTGGTTCTCTCGAACATTATACTATTGCTGAACCTAGAGAGCATAGACGAATTAGTCTTGCGGGCGATATTGTTCTAACTCTTAAGCACAGAACTGACACAGAATCTGGTTTACTATCTCCACAATACTGGAAACACTTCTAAATAGTACTATGGCATTCTCACTTATAGAAAAAACAGATCTACTAAAGAAGGTAAGACTGCCTTCTGAACAAGCAGAGTTGAAATCTGCTCTAGATTCTGGTGGAGATAAAGCAAAATGGTTCTATGATGAGCAAAAGTTTTCATGGCCACAAGGTCAACAGATAATAATAAAATCAAGTGATGGTGTAATAAAAGATTTAAAATCGGCATATAGTTCAAAACCAAAAAAGTCAACAAATACTAGTGCAACTTACAATATTGGTAGACAGACAGTAAAATTTGAAGCAACTGGAAAAACTGGTGACGATGTAAGTGCTGCAACTATGACTAGAATGCAGGAACTTGGGTCTGCGTACATATTTAAGAGAGCGATACAGGATAATCAAGAGTATAAAAAACCAAAAGACATCATGGATGATAGTGATGCCATGGGAGAGTTGAAAAAAATATGGAAAAGCATAGGTAAACTTGATGAGGTTGATGAACAGTGGATAGAAAGTTTTTATGCACAACAAAAGGTATTGTTAAAAGAAATAGGCAGACCAAAATTTACTGAGTTTAACCGTGAAGGTGGTTTCATGGAGTATGTTACAGACATAGTAAAAAAGTTTGGCATATCAAGTAAGGATAACTGGGATCCTGCTGACATATGGTTAATAGAGGATGAGGATAAGGCAAGAACCCTGATAGACAAAGTGTTAAGTAGGGGTAAAGGTAAGGCAACCATGTCACGTTTGTCTGAATTTAATGCTATAATGAGAATACTATTCAATACTAGAAAAGTGTTTGGTATTTCTCTTAAAAAAGTAGCAAAGGGACAACCCGCACGTATAGAATTTGTCAATCACTCACAAAAATTTCTTAAATCATTAGATAGCATTCACATGTCATATTCATATTCTAAATGTGGTCTGGGAACAAAGAAAGATAAGGGTGGAAACACAGTTATATCGTCACAAGATACTAGATTTGTAGTTGTTAGTGGAGCTGGTGCAAAATATGACTTCCAAATAAAGGCAAATGATTCTACAAAATTTTCTGGACTGAAGTATGAACCCACTGCAAGTGGTGCGTCTGCTGCTAGACTAGGAAAAGCAACTATTGAACTTGTAATAGATCAAATGAAAGGGTATGGTTTATCATTTGACAAGAGTAAGGATGCATACGCAAAAACTCCAGAGGATTTTCTAGATCAGGCAAGTGATATCAAACAAATGATAAAAAATTTAAAGAACGCAGGGGTAGATATTGGTGTAAAAGATGAAAAAGAAGCATTTGATAATCTTTTATTTTCTATGAACACTCAACCACATGTTGCAAACTCAAAATTACAACAGATAACATGGTTAGATCAAGTATTATCTTTAGGTAAAGATGAGAGAGATGAATTTTCAACTGATATGATATTCATAGCGAAGAAAGAAGGTGCTAGATACGGTCCTTTTGCAAAAATATTCTGATGTCTAAGAATACTCACCTAGAACATTTGGAAGATAGTATCTTGTTAGACGGAGAGCAAGGTGCAACCGATGCTTTTATGTTCTTAGATGAGTTAGCAAGAGTATTTACAGGAGTACAAAAAAATAATTTTAAAATTACTACAAAATGGGACGGTGCTCCTGCTGTATTTTGTGGTAAATATCCTGGCACAGATAAATTTTTTGTAGGAACTAAATC